GGGGTATTCCACCAGTTATGGTGCCAATGTTACAAGTGCGTTACCGCCATCTTACCAATCGACTTTCATCGGGATGATAAGAGAGGACGGAACCACCTGGGTAGTGTGCGGAAGATCCACACCTACACCCTCAGTTGGCAAATCGTACCTCACCAACTCAAGAGCAAGCTCCCGAGTTGTTTTCCTTCGAAAGTCGTGAAACTCTCTAGGTGTAAGATAACAATCAACCAGATCCTCTACTAACGGAGACTTACCCCGCTTCTCCATACGATCGAGAGAAGCAAGAGCGAAGCCACGCGCAGTTACGTTGGCGACATATTTCTTGAGGTTATTACGCTCAAGGACCTTCAAAGCGGGTTGATTCCCGCCTTTCCCGGTCGGTCCCTTTACAAGGGGATATCCACATGCCGAACGACCAAACGCAATATCACTACGTTCAGTAAGGACTCCGACGCGATAGCCTTCGACCCAGCGGGAATGTTTCCCTTTGATAGTCGTCGGTGTACACTCGTCGAATGTGCCGATGAAAGCACCATCCCCATAGCCATCGGGGATCCGAGGTTTTCTCCAAGCTTCCGGTGCGTTAGCACGAAGCTCTGCCACGTACGCCCACGCTTTGTTCAAGCAGGGTTTATCTGACAGTTGCTCGAGCCGGTTGAGCCACCTTACCAGGTTGTTAACCAAGTGAAAGTACTCTAGCAGCCCTTTCGGTTGCTTTCGGATATAGACAGGTGTAACGTCTTCTCCGTTAAAGTAGTGTTTTCCACAACTCTCACGGAATCGATGCTGAAGCGAATGCGGACGTGTTTCATGAAACGTCTTGTCTTCATTTGGCACAAAACCACACTCAGCGAGGACCCTAAAGAACAGATCAACACACCGATTAGGAATCACGACGTCGTCGCCGTAAACGCCTACAAAACGTGAATCAGCTTTCAGGACATCACACGTAGCCGCGGCTAGAGCCCAGAAAATCGAGGACTCTATCTCGAAGGTCGTTGCGTTACCCATCGAACTGAACTTTTCGTATGTTACCACACGATCAGTCAACTTTCCCTCTAACGCCCGACACCGATCAAGGTAATCGAACACTTCGGGCACAAGCGAATACATCCACTCCACGACGCTATAAGCAACCGTGTCGCTGGCCATACTCATGTCAACTGTCGCAACCAAACCAGTCCGCGACCCAAGGAGGGCCCAGTTCTGATTTTGTGTTTGATTGCTTAGGTCAACACCCACCAACTTGAGCAGCCTTCGGATCTCCGAGTGGAGACCTTTCTGGGCATACATCTGACCGCTAGCTTCGCCAGCGATCATGCGGTGGGTCTTGTAGTTCTTCGGTACACAGGTGAGCTTATTACTCGGAACGATATTTATTCCGGTACCGTCGGCAAAGCCGTCCCTTAACGCTGGGATCTGAGAGAATATCTCAGTGACGAGGCTCAAAGCGGATTTAGTGCTCTCGACTTTAGTCGAGTATTTGTGTATAGCTGAGCTCTGACCCTTTCGAAGCGTAACACTGCTCCCTGAGGTGAAAGTACAACCTGATCTGACCCGCTCCCAATCAACTTGCTTCAACAGATTACCGATTTTCTCGCGAGCACGTATCAGTACGGCTGCGACCAGCTCATCAGCTGGACGGTGTCCATAAAAGTAGCGGTTGAAACGCCTATTGGTTGCGGCACACAACTCCTCTGCCTGGTCAAAACGACCCATGGCGGCCTTAGTTTTGTCTGCGTCCGACTCGGATTTCTCGTCGTCGAACTTAGACATCACTTCCTTGCCAAAGTGTTCTATTGCGAACGCATAGGAATAACCACCACGCCTTGCGGCGCCGTGGTAGGTTCCTGGCGTTCCAACTTTGGTTGGCTCAAGGGGCTCGTACCCGACGCTGTCAAAGACACGCCGAAGGTGCGATCCAAGGTCAAAAGAAGCACTATCAAAATCAGCCCGGTAAGGGCTAGGAGGTCTCGGAGACATTGCAATGTTCCTCGTATGACGTGGCTTATTCTCACCACGTCGCTGTTGCTATGTACATCGCTGTACACGGGTGGGCGTGAGCCCACAACGGATTGCTGCCGGTTACTTCTGCCCATTAGATCTGGGGCATCAGACCCGCGATAGCAGTCTTCATGGCGGTCAGTGCATTGATATGCATGGTGACCACGTTCAACTTCTCTTGCAACGTCGCCGTTTGGGCGAAATTGAAGCGAGAGTCGGCGCTGCTGCCATGATCAACGGTGTAAGTTCCGTTGACGTTCAACACCTCCACCGGGTCCCACAGGGTGAGACGTGCAGTGTTGGCGCTTTTCCCGTCCGTCGCACGCTTCACGGTAAAACCGATGGTTTCCTGACCCGCGAGGGTCTGGGCACCGGCCTCGTTAACGTACTTCGCATCGGACCCATCAGCGATGGGCACGAAGGTGTGGTTCACGGGGGTTGGGGTCGTCGCATCAGCGACAACGATGTTGGCGATAGCCATGTTTGTACCTCTGGTTGATTGCTCTGTCAGGGGCGGATTGGAATCCGCATGGCAGAAGCGAAAGCCGAGAACAGCGTTGAGTACTGTTGCACGGAAGGACCGCGGCGTTTAAACTGCGGCAAGATGGACCCCATGGGTCCGTACAAGTCGCCACGAACCTTTCGGTTAATGTTCTTGTGACGGATGGAGCCTTTCTCAACGGGATAGAAGGATACTTTACCTTGGGAAACAGGTGTCCACGTGGACGAAGCAACAACTCGCCACGATTCTACCCACTTTTCATCCCAAGTCCACCCCAACGAGGTATCAAGCACTGACAACCACTTACCAAACGAGGTAAAATAGTCGACGGCCCAAGACCATGGCGCTCGATTCCAGAGCGCTTCGACCGGGTTCGTTACTCCCAGTTCAGACGCCTTTGCCAGCAGATAGTTCTTGGGGCGAACCCCAATAATGACACGTACGGATCGAAGCATATTATACTCCAAGTGCCCGTACATGTACGTCTCCGCTGTCTTGGTCGTCTGTTTTGCATACCCTGTGACATACAACGCACCACTGTAAAGAAGATCTGCAATGGCCGTGCTGTGAGCTTCAGCTGCATCAGCGATGTCGGAGAGGGTAGGTGCGATGCCAAAGTGATAGTAAAGCCACCCGGTAGGGATGTGCTTCGCTTCACGGACGCTACGTACGTGGTTTACATCTTTCCAGTACTTTTGCCTCCATGCAGGATAGGACATGTATTTCGTCTTTTTCCTGAAATCACGGTACGCTTTAGCGGTTTCACCTTTGCGAAGGGCTTTCCGGGTTCGCGTTATCAAACTCATGAAGTCTGACGCCATCTGCACCACACCGGCTGACTCTGCAAGAGCCACGCCGGCGTTCCACTTTTGATCCTTGACTTTTGTCATAGCTTCAAGGACCGCTTCAGTACGAAGTTGCTCGTCGTAGGTGCCGTAGGTCGGGCTAAGATAACGCCTCGACCACTCACCATCTATGGGCGCATTATGCGGTCCAATAGCCACTGTGTAACGTCCACCGGGACCACGTGTCGTGACGGTCATGATGGGGACATCACGTCTCCAGTGATTTAACGTTCGTGCTGTAGGAGTCAACTTGGCGGGTTTCTGTTGCCGCCAGGGGTTGTTCACAGCCAGTTGCGCTGCCCGATGTTCCGGTTTCGAGTTGGTCACGGACTCAACAACGCCATTGCTCCGATAGACTGTAGAAGTCTTCTCAGAGGGTAGCGTGATTGAGTAATTCCGGTTGACCGGTCCGATATGGTGACGGGGTGGGCGTTTCAAGCTGTTGCTCCATGTGGAATGACACGTCAATTCTTTCAGACGTGCTCTTTGTTTGCGTTACCGCCAGCAGTTTGTTCTGCTGAGCTGCCTCTCCGGTTATGGGACCCTTCACACACCTGAATTAAGGAGCAACCTTAATGCTCAATCCTGCTAGGAAAGAGCGTTACCTGCTTTTGCATTCCAGGTAATCATTGTGATCATTCTTTGTAGATCACGA